TAGCACACCTTTCGCTTCACCTTTGAAAGATTCAGGTGCGAGGTAAGGCAGTACACGGATGACTCAATCATATGAACCTCCTCCGCCCCCTCAATCAAATCTACATACTCGAGAATCGGCCTCCCTGCAACCTTATCCGCCGCCGCCCACCAACCATTATTCCGCTCATAGTGATTCTTATTCAGGTCCAAGATGAGCCTCTTTTCTCCGCCATCCTTCAGTTGTTTTGCAATAGGCAGTTTCTGAACAGAGGATTCCTCATGTACGACAATGTAGGGAATATCAGCGAAGCGCTGTGCCAGCTTCTTTGCTTCCGCACTTCTCGGAACATGAAAATATGAATACCGTATGGGCCTGGGAATCATCATATCATCGTAATACGAGTGCGGCTGGTCGTATATAGCTCTATCAGGTTTTAGGGCATGCTGCCCACAACTATAAATGGTAAATCCCTGCTGCGAAAAATAGTGGGATTTTGCAGGCCAAGGGTATAGTTCATCGTCATCCTCAATCAGCAACAATTTGATAGTAGGGTCATCGGCATACATAGAAGCCGCATTCGCGGCATTTCGATTCTTACAGACAACGACAACCTCGTCATATGCCGTTGCCAGATAGCGCACGGCCCCGTTCATCCAGAACATATCTCCGAGGCCGAGATGGGAATAGACGAATGCACGCTTCTTTGCATACCCTTTTTGCTCTCGGAGAACTGAATTCGCAAGCGTATTAATCTTGGCCTTCACCCGAAAGCGCCGGTCATTCTCCAAAAGAATCTCTCGGCACATGATTGCACCCTCATTTGCCGAAGTGTCTTTCCCGTGAAATTTGTCCTGAATATCCCAAAGAGTCTGGTTAATATCCTTCAGAATCCTATAGTGATAGGGATAGCGTTCAACATACTCTTTTAGTTTAGCAAAAAGGGAATCATACTCTATCTTGACATCGGCCTTGCGCTCATCCGAAATGCGATTCATCTTGATATCGAGAATCGTTAGCTTGTCGAGGGCTTCGCCGAGGCTAACGGGCAGGACGATGTCCTGGCCCTTAGCCAAGGCTTGCGGTACTGCGTTACGTTCGCCGAGGCTAACGGGCAGGACGATGTCCTGGCCCTTAGCCAAGGCTTGCGGTACTGCGTTACGTTCACCGAGGCTAACGGGCAGGACTATTTCTGCATTTTCAGACATCTGATTATCTAGTATAAAGAGAAAACTTTAAACCATTTTACGCCAACAACTATCGGTCTAAACCTTTCCCGCATATATAGTTATAGAAATGACATCATATTTTGCATCAGAGGCTGACCCCCAGGACCCTATCCGCTATACTCTTTGGCTCGTCGTAGAGAACGAGGATCTGAAGAAGAATCCCTATTTCGATTTCAAGGAGAAGTTCTTCCTCGAGAATGCAAATGCGGGATTCGATCTGATTTCCACCGATTCCTCATTTGTCAATGAGAAGGAGTATTGTAACCTGTATCTTTCCGATCTCGGCGTCCGCGCCGTTATGACGCGCGGCGATAAGCTCACTCCGGAGGCAACTGTTCACTATCGCCTCGTGCCTCGTTCTTCCATCTATAAGACCGGCTATATGATGGCGAATTCGGAGGGGATTATTGACCGAACCTATCGGGGCGTGCTGAAGGCGCCTGTTGTGCTTGTAAGCAAGACTACGAATCCGGGCATGTGGGCCGGAAACCGCTATTTCCAGATTGTTGCACCCGATCTCGGCTGGATTTACGCCGTGCGTATTGTTGATGCTCTTCCCTCTACAGAGAGGGGTGATGGCGGCTTCGGCTCGACTGGCAAGTGAAAATTGTAGGGCGCGGCCCCCTTGCGAACAAGGCAAGAAATGAGTCTTGAATTGATTATTGGTCCGATGTTTTCAGGCAAGACCAAGGCCCTTCTGAAGCGCGTAGAAGAGTTAGAGAAGATTCCGAACAATGAGATTCTCTGTATGACACATTTGAGCGATGACCGCTATAGTAGTCAGGGCGACATCGTATCACATGATGGGGATGTTAGACCCGCACATGCCCTACGAGACCTCATGTCCTTTGTTGCGCATCCTCTCTTCAGGGATGCCACGCATATTGCTATTGAAGAGGCCCAGTTCTTTCATGACCTTGGCCCCTTTGTGCGGCTCGCCACAGATATGCATAGTAAGCATGTCATATGTGCAGGCCTCGACGGGGATTTTATGAGACAGCCGTTTGGCCAGCTCATGGAGCTTGTACCGTACTGCGACAAGATTCAAAAGCTGAAGGCCCATTGTTCGCGCTGCAAGGAGCCTCACACGGCAATCTACACGGCAAGACTCAGAGGCCATGGCTCCGAGCAAGTTCTGGTGGGCGCTACAGATATCTATAAGCCGATGTGCAGGGAGCACTATCTAGAGTATTATTACCATTGATAGCGGTTTCCGCCAATATTTATATACTGCCCAGTGGTCAAAGAGGCGCAGCCATAGAGAATGAAATATGACTATTTGATGAATATTTCATCAGCCATATTTTTTGTCTGCTACATTCCGGAGCTGTACGCAAACTATAAGAACAAGAATGCCAATGTGTACAACATGCCCGAAAAGTTTCTTATGCTGATAGGCAGCGGCTTTGCCCTGAGTTTCGCGATAATGAATGAAGATTTGGCGCTCATAACCAACTACGGGCCCATCGTAGCCCTCGACGTAATAGCCCTTCTGATGCGCCTGCATTATGTTATCCGAGCTCAAAAGCCCGAAACTACCGAACCGCAGATAGAGATCTAAAGCCCTCGAGCACTTCTATATAGTATGCCGGCCGTCGTCTTTGTAACAGCCTTTCTGGATCTTGGAGAAGACCGCTCCAAGGACAAATCGGTTGAAACATGCTTCCGCCATTTTAATTCTCTAGCGCAGACTGGCGCGAGCATCCATCTCTATCTCAGCCCCTGTTACCAAAAGGCGTATGACACTATCTGCAGGCATCACCCGAACGTCCTCGTAGAGTTTGTGGAACTCTCACAGCTCCAGACCTATCAGGAGATTCAGGACATTGATGTACAGCTTCCTGCGGTTCGGACACCCCACCACGACACACGGGCCTTTCTTACGCTTATGAATGCAAAGGCTGAGCTTCTTTATAGGGCAACGAATGACGCGAAGGCGTATGGGTGGTCTGCGACCCATTTTGCCTGGGTCGATTTCAGTATTTTCCACGTCTTCAAGAACCCCCAGGCCACGGCAGACTATCTCCGAATGCTATCTGACACACGCTTTCGCGCCAACTGTATGCTCGCCCCCGGATGCTGGTCGCAGCCTGCAAGCCTCTTTGAGCGTGTGAACTGGCGTTTCTGTGGAGGATTTCTCCTGGCCTCCGTGGACCGCATTATCGAGCTGAATGCCCTCTACAGGGAGCATTTTCACAGGATTGTCTCCGAGAAGGGGCTCACCTGGGAAGTGAATATGATGGCGCATTTTGAGCACGCCCATGGCTGGCGCCCCGATTGGTTCCAGGCAGACCATAATGATACGATTGTTCGGGTGCCTCCGCAGTATATTCCCGTTGTAGCCTCCCTAACCACGATTCCATCGCGGGTGGCCCACTGTATCGCGGCGATTGACTCACTGCTACCCCAGGTCGACCATATTTATCTTTCTGTCTGCAACGAGTACAAGCGATTTGAGCACGGATGGGAGACTCCGAACGTATTTTTAGAGGAGCCATACGCATCAAAACTTACGGTAGTCATGTCTGAAGATTATGGGCCTGCGACAAAGTATATTGGCTCTGCCACGGTCATTCCGCCCAATACCTGGACCTTTATCTGCGATGATGACCAAGTGTATCACCCGACTCTTATTCGCCGAATGATGCCTTCTGTTATTGCACCGGCAGTGTATCAGAATCACTATCGTTCTATCCAGCAAAAGACGTCGGGGGGCCTCGTTCACGGCTACGTGGGCTTATTGGTGAATTCCACAGAACTCGTGGGGCTCAAGAGGTTTCCTTTGCCCGATGTCGCCCGCTTTGTAGATGACCAATGGATGTCCATCTACTGTTTCAAGAATCGGCTTCCTGTTCTTCCCACGGCCGTAGAGGAATACAAGGACATTTTCGCAGTGCTTCAGGGCTGGCATGAGCAGATTGGCCCGGATTCTCTGGCCGGTCTCAACAATCGTGCGGGTATGGTCCAGGCGATTGCAGAGTTTTTCGGAGTCAGATTTCTAAAGGAGACCATTGTCTCCGTTGGGTGATTGATTGGAGCGCGACTTTCTTACAGTTTTGCGCCGCATCGATTTGTTCTCATTCTTCGGAGGGGGCGCGACTCCCATAAAGGCATTTATGGCCGCATTCTCGCCGCTACCCCATTTGGCATGCCGTTTTACTCGGATTTCCTGCTCATCGGGAACAATCCCAATAATATTCGCAGCAGCCTTCTTATAGTTCTTATTCATAGCGGCGCGGGCCTCATTCTTATTGGCCTGCGACTTGTCCCAGTCCACTATTACGAAGCTGCCCGGGCCAGGCAGCTCAGCTCTATTGGTCTTCTTAAGGGCTCTCTGCACCTTTCTAGACTGGAGGGCCTTTACATCGAGTTTCCCGCGGATAGAGGGCTCATCTTCTCCGAAGCAGATATCGTACATCTCTCGGGTATGCATTTTTACGATTTTCGCGAGCTTCAGATTAGGCATATTGGCGAGAAACTGTTTTACAGCGTCGTTGCCCTCATTCTCCTGTGCAGCCAGCTCCCGCTTCGCCTGCTTCTTTGTCGCATTTCTGCCCCTACGGGTTAGTGTCTGTTTTCCCGCGCCTCCCATTCCCTATACGGGGCCAACAAATTTGAACGCGGGCTGCTCATCGAAACCACCTACAGAAATGTCATGCGCGTCCTTTTGCCGCAAGGAGTATGAAGTGGTTGTTCAACATCTTACAGGATCGTGTCTTACCTGCTCCTGTATCGTGTTATTTCCTGTTATATCTCTTATCCTTCTTATGGTGGGTATTAGTGGAATACTATTCGAACCCCGCTTGATTGATGAGTTCTCTTGGTTCCTTACATTAGGAGTACCTGGAACGCTCTTCTCCATCTTCTACGCATTCATTATTGCAATAGGCGCCTGTGTAGAGAGAGCCCCACTCTTACCGATTACACGCGGAAATGGTTCCTCAGGCGCCAAATATACCTCTGTATGCTCCATTTGACCGCATATATCCGGGATATCAAATCCCTGAATCTTATTGAATTTCTCCATACAGGCGTCTCGGATTACTTCCGGAATGGAACTCCCTTCTTTTTGCCCCTCATTTATATCGGCCCTGATGAATTTTAAAAATGTCTTACAATCTTTTCTGTTCGCATACGGAACTGTTATGACTTCTTCGATTTGCGTGCGAATGTTTGCCCAGTCGGCTGCAAGGCGTTTGTGAAGAATACTGCTCGTCGCGTAGCCGAGCTTGTCCTGAAGAATATTCAGCGTCGATACAAAAATGGAGATTCCCCCAAAAAGCCAGGCAACCTGGAATCCTCCAATCGTTATTCCACCCGCGATTACATTCGACACGCCCGATACCGCCGTGAGGCAGTTTATGCCAACCATAAAGTTCCTTGCACGCCGGTCATACAGAGAAAATGCTTCGGCATGCATCCACTCGTAGCATTTCGCATGGTCGCACCATTTTGCAAGAAGTTTATCAATCTCTGGGCTCCACGGCACTCCTACTGTTTCGGTGGGTGCCTCGGACATTCTTACCGTGGTATGACATTTTCTTAGTAGACTATAGGAATAGGCTGCGGCGATGGTAGTATCAAATAAACTATATACCATTGCAGACAAGCGAAAAAAACGCGGAACACGGCGGCAGCGCGGTGGAAGCGATTATCATATTCCCAAAAAGGCCTGGGCATTCTGGGACTCGGATAGCCCTCCAAAAGCGATTCAAGATATTCTAGAAAATCGGCCCGCCAAACTTGTAGGCTGGGAATCCATATATTTAACACAAAAGACTATTGACAAATATATAGATAGAAAATCGTATCCAAGGGGATATGATAAACTGATTCCGGCGCATAAGGCCGATTGGATTCGTCTCGTCCTACTCGAAAAATACGGGGGAGTATGGCTCGATGCGGGTATTATAATAAATGATATTTCGGAGCTCAACAAGATACATGATATAATGGGGCAACAGCAAGCGGAAGCGGGCCTTTTCTATCTCCCCCAGCACGGCTATAATAATAATGTGCCACTTTACATTGATAACTGGTTTATTATTGCCCCGCAAGCCAGTCCTATTATTACGAAATGGAGGGCGGAGTTTGAAAAGGCGATTGCTATGGGATTTGTAGAATACAAGACACAGTTACTGAAAAATAAAAGATTTAAGCTAGAAACATTTAGTCCTACTGATATGACGGATACATATCTTATGCCGCAGACGTGCCTTCAAAATATTGTGCAAGCGATGCCTGTTCCTCCTAAAATCCTCTTTTTAGATCCTGGCCATAATATGTTTAAGATACACAGTGACTGCGCGGGGCGGGAAAATAGGGTGGAGGAAGAAGATGCTGAATGCGTGCAAAATGCCCTCTTGAACGACCCAGAAACGAAAAAGTTGCCGTTTATTAAACTGCGGAGCGACGATCGGGTTGGGGATCTCGATATGAGCAAGTATTTTGAGAGCTAGTTGTCTCTTGTAGGATTTATTTGCATAAAACAGAATGATTCATCCCTCCATCCTAGCACATGTTCTCAGCGGTGCATTCATGTTTATTGCCCTGGCATGCCTTATACTTTGCTATTCCCAAATCCGTAAACTGGATACGTATCGCACGCTGGTGCTAACCCTTCTCTTTTCTATTGCGATTGGCCTACACGGTGTATCGCACCTTGGGCTAGAAAAACAGTATGGCTATAATCCTGCACGTTTGTTTGGCCTTCGTTAGTCCTATAAAGAGATATAGAGTGAGCTGCAGACGGCCACATCACGCAGAATCACTTGCTCAAAGTCGCGCAGCTTCTCCAGCATCTCGGCGTGCTCACAGTAGTTCGCGAGGCTCCGCCACTCTTCCAGGAGATTTGCTATCTTCATAAAGATGCGAATCATATTGCCCTCATAGGTCTCATAGTCTTGGCACAGCTCTTGGAGGGTCGCCCCGCCCAGCCAGCGCCATACTGGCTCAATCCACGTTGTGCTCAGGGCCCAGTAGCCATCCTTGGCTCGTGCACCCACACGGGCCTCCGCGGCCTGGTTTTCTTGCGCCTTGGCCTCGACGAAGCGGAGGGCCTCCACCACCGGCTTCGGCACGTCCAACTGATGGACAGGCGTCTGCTCAGGCTTTCCCTCTGCAATAAATCCGGCGAGACAGGCAATAATGACATCCGGTGCCTCCAGCTGCATCAGACCTGACCTATAGAGTTGCGCCATGAGGACGGAATGGCCCTCATTAATCTCCGTGGCCATTACACCGAGGGCGGTCAGCTTCAACTCACTGCGGAGAACCGGCTTCTCCAAGAGCCCCATTTCCCCGAGCGCATCCAGACTCGGCCAAACACCCTCCGTAGGGTCCTTGGCCGCCTCTAGCTCGGCGCGAAACCTCTCGATTTTCCGCTGCGATGCAATCCACTTTGGCCACACTTCCTTCTGCAGCTGATTCCAGCGCGGACCCATGTGCCGATTGTTCCACGCCCCCAGCTCCTTCTGCGCCTCCTTCTTGGCCGCGTTGACCGAGTCCTTCAGCTTTGCGGAAATGGCTTCGTAGAGCCGCATATCAGTCATCTCCGCATCAGTGACGCCGAGGCCGGCTACTAGCAGCTCCTCTGCCCGAATATCGGCCTCCACTTCCTCCACATACAGCCGATGCTTCTGATACCAATACGACTTATGCATCAGGTCAATCCAATCGAGATTCCCCGATTGCAGCGTCTTCAAGAGGAAATCGTAGTGAAACGTCATCCGTGACTGGAAGGTGGCCCGTGACCCCGTCATCATTCGATGAATCGCCTCCACATCCTCTGGCCGCTTATCGGGCAGATACAGAACGAGCCCCTTGTCATCCTTGCCGCGGCGCCCTGCGCGCCCCGCCATCTGAATGTACTCATCCGTATTCAGCATCCGCATGCCATCCGACACCTCGTCATACTTTCGATAGCCCGTGAAGACCACCGTCTTAGTCGGCATATTAATCCCTACAGCAAACGTCTCCGTCGCAAAGAGGAGTTTGACAAAGCCGCGGCTGAACAGAATCTCCACAATCTCCTTCAGCACCGGAATCAGGCCACTATGGTGAAAGGCAATCCCCCGCTCCAAGAGCTTCGTCAAGGCAAAGTACTGCGGCAGCTTCGTGACCCCATCTCCATAGCGGTGCAGATGAAAGTTGAGAATGTGTTTCACCGACGCCGTATCCGAACTGTCGAGCAGGGTGTGCTCCACCGAATCCGCATAGCGCTCGCAGCCCTTGCGCGAGAAGACGAAGAAGAGGGCAGGCAGCAGCGTGGTATTATGCAGCCGCGCAATCAGCTCATTCATCTGATGCTTGTACGCCTTGATTGAATCACCCCGCGCCACGACCGGCGCGTCATAGCCGCCCGCCTTCCTGTCCGCCACCTTCTCCTTGTGCCGGTCCCCCGCCTTTGCATCGTGCTCCTGCCAGCGCAGCCACGCCTTATACGGCTCCGTATAGAATTTTTCCCGATTATCCATAATAGTCACGAGCTCATCCTTGTTATAGACGCCATGCAGCAGCGGCACAATCCGATACTGGGTGGATATTAGATGAATCTGCTTCCGCTTCAGTTCTCCCAGCCATCCTGCAAAGACCTCGGGCGCATCTATCGTGGCCGAAAGGAGCACTAGATTCACCTCGCGCGGCAAGAGAATCATTGTCTCTTCCCACACGGCGCCCCGGTCCCTGTCATTGATATAGTGGCACTCGTCAAAGACGACGGCATCGAGGCCCTCGATGCTCAAATCAGCCATAGGGCCCAGATCGCGTGTGCTAGAATCCTTCTTGAACAGCAGATTCCGCAGAATCTCCGTTGTCATAATCACGACCTGCGCGTCCGGGCAGAACTTCAGGTCACCCGTCATAATACCCACACTCGGGAACATGGCCTTCAGGTCATGAAATTTCTGATTGGACAGCGACTTGATAGGCGTCGTATAGAAGACCCGCCCACCCTTGGCAATACTGTGTGCAATCTGGTACTCGCCGACCAGAGTTTTCCCCGAACCCGTTTTGGCCGTCACCAAGACATTCTCATCGCGGCTGATGGCCGCAATAGCATGCTGCTGGAAGGGGTCTAAAGGAAATTTGAAATCCATGGCGAGACTCTGAGGCAAGTTGCTGCAGGGTTCCGACGGATTGACGATAGTAAGGTACGACATGTTGTAAGGGTGTGGCGGGCCCCCGGCTATATCAATTTTCACCGGACAGCCTCAAACGTGTTGTTCTCCATGCCTTCAGGGATTGCAGGGAGGCTGGGCGCCGTTAAAGAGTTCATCGGACCTGCGGTCTTCTTGCGCGAGGCGCGAGGCTTCTTCGGCTTCGCTCTCGTCATGTTTCTGAGCGACGAAAGAGGTGCAAGGTTGCTCTTCCATTCACTGGCCGCCGCCAGTCCCGCAGTGTTATTCGTCTTGGCCAGCTCCTTTGTAAGAGTTGTCGACAGACGCATCATTTCACGCACGGTGGAAATCGCCGTCTCACCCATGGCCTGAATACTGTCAATCGTATTCTTTGCCGCGCCGTTATTGGCCCGGATATTGGCCGCCATATTCATAGGCGCGTTGTTCCGCAGTGTGGTATTTGTAACGGTACTGTTCCGCCCCTTCTTTGCCGTCTTGGGGGCCCGGTATTGAGTGAGAGGCTTTCCTGCAACCGCATTGGCAAAAATAGAGTCGTAGCTGGGGTCGCCCTTTGCCTTCTTAGACGCCAGAGTAGCGACCATGGCGACCGAGGGCTTCGCTACGCCGGCATTCTTAAGCTTCTGCCTCTCCTCGGCCTGGCGCTGAATCGTCTCCTTTTGCGCAGCCGTCTGCTGGCGCTTTGCCTTTGCAGTCGGCATAGCAGAGTTAAACGTGCTAGGGATATTGGGTAGCTCAGAGACTGTCGTGTTAGGGACGTCAAACGTGTCTGGCGCATCACCAAGAGGAGTGTCCGTGTCATCATTGGCCACATTCACATTCTCGAACTGCGCATTATCCTCTTCTGTCATCGGCGGCAGCACGCCCGTATTTTCCCCGGGAGTTTTTGCACTATCATCCATCCTATATCTAGTATATTCCGAGATTTTAGAATCTCGGGCCCGTCAGCCTCTGTTCGAACGGATCCTTCTTTGGCGGCGGAGGCGGAGGAGGCGGCGGCTTAGGGCCCGCCGTATTGAGTAGGAATGGTAGCGCATACAAACTCAGAGTTACCAGGACAAAGATAAAGACTACCGAACTCTCCTTCAAAAACATGGCAATAATACTAATAAAAATCAGCAAGGCCACATGAACTGTGAGGGCCCGGGATCCATTTTCTGCCGCATACCGTTTGAGCGCATCTATCATCTCATTTTTCCCCGCCGGAATACTTTTTAGTACTGCATTATAAAAGATGAGGTCATGCACAACCTGAAGCGCCATTAGAATACAGACAAAGACGAAAGGCGACCAGGGACGGCTCACCGCGTAAAATGTCGTGTAGAACCAGCGCGCAATCTGAAAGAGAATAACTACGAAACTCGTATTTGCTAAGGCACCCTCGAGCCCAAACGTGTCGAAATAGGTGTTGAGGCTGTATCCGCCGAGCCCCCCTAATCTGGAAAGTAGAACTGCAAGATCCATGCCGATAAGCGATGCAGAAGCGACTGCAACAATATCATCGACATTCTTGTAATCACCAATATCTCCGAGTATAAACATGTCTGTTTGCTGCGGGAGTTCTAGCTGCCGCGCCCCACCGTACATCTATTTGTATCCAACCTTATAAGATGTGGAAGTGTTATCTTTTGGCTACCAACGATGGTGGAAGCCAGAAGACCTATGTTGGCGTTACGCCTGACCTCGACCGACGTCTCAGGCAGCACAATGGCATCTTATCCGGAGGTGCAAAAGCCACGCATGGCCGTCAATGGGAGCGAATCTGCCACGTCGCCGGATTTCCAGACCATACTGCAGTTCTCCAGTTCGAATGGCGCTGGAAGCAGTTGTCCCGTAAACTTGTAGGCTCCCCTCTCGAGCGCCGGCTGCGAGCCCTTCAACAACTTCTGGCCCTCGACCGGCCCACCTCGGCAGCCCAAGCCTACTCCGAGTACCCCGAGCCCCTTGATATTATTGTGGAAACAGAGAGGGTGCTTCCATCTCTTTAACGTTGGTGAAAGGTGTAATACGATAGTTCAGCCCGAATAGAGACAGTTCTATGATGCCGACTCACGATATGACTAACGAATTTTGCATCTTCATAACCAAGAGCTTCTTCTTCAAACTGTAGAGGGCCAAAGAGTCGACGTACAATACTTACGTGACCTAAATGCATGCCCAGTTCTTTCTCCAAATCATCATCCATCGGAATGGGTCTCAAAAATGTGATTTCTTTGCCTCCAGGGATCTCATTAGGATACACCTGTAGAATGACGGAACGAGATACGATTTGGTTTCCCTCCTGTATAGCAGATTCTTTCTGAAGTAGAATAGAATCCCATACATGGGGTACAGGATCCTCATAGATTTCCCAGCTCGGCGCAGAAGCCCCTTTGGCGCATTCATGAAGCACCGCTTCTGCACCTTGTAGAAACATCTGCTCGATGATTTCGAGGCGCCTCGGATGCATCCAATCGTCAGAATCGAAAAAAGAGATGGCATCAAACTCCGCAGGGACAGCTCTAGCACCCTCGTTGCGATTTTTGGCCTGGCATTGAGGCGCGGGTGTATCAAGAACCGTGAGTGGAAAGGGCCACGGCTTTCCTGAAAGCGCGGCAAGTTTGGCCCCTGCTTCCTCCGTATCGCAAGATGATGCGCGTATAATAACAAGATCGGGGAGCCGGGTTTGCTCCGAAATGTTCTGACAGAGCCTTTCCAGGTATATAAAATGCGGCTTATAGGTTGGGATAACCAAGGCAATCTTCATTTATGCTAGGCGAATAAAGGAATACTGAAAAATATCCTCGCTACCGTGTTATCATCTAGGCTAAATTAAGAACCCTTCAGGGGTTCTTAAATTTGGCACATGATCTTATTCTGTGCGGGGCTTCAGTAGTTTCTGGAAGCTCTCTTCTAAGAGCCGTGCCGTGACCTCTTCGCGCTTCGGGTCAAGATGCGGATACGCCTGGTACAGGATTTCCAGATGCCCCTTGGCTGCATCGAGCTTTTCCTTTAGAGTCACGTCCTTCGAGCTTGTAGACTTCCATAAGATTCCTTCTGTCTTGAATTCGATGGCAAAGCGATCACGGTGATATCCGTTCGCCTGCACATACCAGATATGTTTCGGAATCTCTTCTGGTAGGATGCCACACAGTGGCGGGAGCTCCACATTGCGCCGCTTCTTTGTCTGGTTGTTCAGAGTTCCCAGGTCCACCAGTCGAAGATTCTCTCGCCGATTATCTAGACCATTCTTACTAATATGCTGGACGGCCTCTTGGGGCCGCGGCTTCATCAAGAGATTGTGAAGATAGAGTTCCCGCTTTTTCTGGACCATCGTGCCGGATACGTCCACATCGACCACAATGGAAGTTGCAATATAGGAGGATGCATAGTGCCATTTGTAGGCCTGGACGCCCGAAAGGTCTGCCGCATCAATCACGAATTCAATGCACATGCCCTTGTATAGTAGAGAACCTATAATAGAGTTCTCTACTTTACGATATTCTGTCTTGCCCATGTCCTATTTGGATGTGGCTAAAGAGTCGGTCGGGGAATAGCGCACACGCTCAAATGTGCAGTTCCATACGTGGTTTTCCTCGTAAAGAATCTCATTTGCAGGCCTACCACCACTTCCTATTAAACCCATGTGTACGAAGTATTATACTTCATATATATGATTTTAATCTTCTAAATTTACTCAACTAAATATAAAAATATAATATACACAGCTTTGGCACCCTGGGTGGATACCAGTAACTTAATTCGAGTAGGCAAGGCCGCCCATGCCGCTCATGACGCGGAGCACGTTGTAGTTCGTGGCGAACACGTACACGCTGGACGACACCACGCTGCCCACGGCGTTGTTGGACACCGTCAGCAGGAGCGTCGTGTTATCAATACGCGATAAGTTGCACGTGCCGCTGGGCTGGTGCTGCTCAGGCTGCAGAGCGAACGAGTACACGTTGATGCCAACCGCCGGCACGTTCGTGTGGTGCTGGAAGGGCTGCACCTCGTTGAAATAGCGACCCTCGCGCACCTGGAAGCGGTCGTGGCCGTTGAGCTGGAGCAGGGCCGTGATGCAGGGGTTCTTGCCCGCCATGCCCTCCACGCGCGTGACGGAGTAGCCAGACTCCAGCACGGAGCGGTCCCACCAGTCGGAGAAGTTGAAGGGCTGCTGGCCCTTCCAGCCGTTCACCACCGTGTCGTCGCACGACACGAAGGAGTCGCGCTGCACAACCCACACAAGCTCCTTGCAAGGGTGGTTGAAGTTCAGCTTGAGCTTGTTCGCCGAGCTCGTGATGCTCTCCGCACCCGTGAACTGGAGCGTCTCGATGAGGTACTCGTGGCTCACCTGGGCGAACTTGCGGCGCTCGTCCGTGTCCAGGTAGATGTAGTCCACGTAGAGCGAGGCCGCCTGGAGGTTGGCCGCCGCCACACGGTCGCGGATCGTGTGGTAGTTGCTCGTGATCTGGGGCGTCACGTCCCAGCAGAGGTTGCGGAGGTCGTTGAACTCGAGGTTGATGCGCACCTCGTGGTACTGGAGGGCAATCAGAGGCAGCGCCAGGCCAGGGTTGCGGCAGAACCAGAACTGCAGAGGGATGTACAGCGTGTAGGCAGGCGCGCACGCGACCAGCTCGTTGGTCATGTTGGGCTCGCCGCCGGCGCAGTCATCGTCGCACGCCTCGCCGCCCTGCACCAGCAGGTTCGTCAGCACGGGCACGTTGCCAACCATCTTGGCGTAGCCGGCCTGCTTGCCCGCCTCCTGCGAGAGCTCATTCCAGATGTGCAGCCAGTTGCCGTAGTGCTTGTCGATGCGCTGACCGCCAATCTCAATCTCCACGGAGCGGACCAGGTTGTGGCCCACCCAGTTGAGCCAGCGGAACTGGGCACCCGAGCCGTCGCTGGCCTGGAGGGTCACAGCGGGGAGCGTGGCCTGGAGGTACATGCGGTGGATCAGATCGCCGTTACGCTGGATCGTGCACGTCACACGCTTGCCGAAGCCAGGAGAGCCGTTGAAGGGGTTCTCAATGGACTCCATGGCGAAGTTCGTGTGGCGGCGGTACACCACCTTGAAGAAGGTAATCTGGGGATTACCCGTGAGGTAAACATCCTGCGCGCCATAGGCAACAAGCTGCATGAGACCACCACCCGTCATTTGTTATACCCCTTCTTCAGAAATAATTTCTGGGAACCTGGGATTTTCCAGATTTTTTCTGGAAATACGGACCCAGCCGGGGGCATTCATGGGCGCCGACCCCTGTTGGGCATCTCGTGCCGGGGAGATCTTTTTTTGACAACTAAGACGAAGGTTTGAGAAAGCCTAAACAATGGCTCTAACCAATTAAAAGGATGATGTTATCAAAGGATGCGTTCTTCAAAATACGTCCGACGAAGCGTAGTAATCCCGAGGCCAGGACCACGCTCGATTGCCTTCACCAGGTTCATTTGCAGGGAATCTTAAATAGTGAAACGGAAATGACCAATAGCAAGGAAGAACTGCGGCGAATCGAGTTGGAACTGCCGAACGTGAAGGATGAGGTGCGCTACGAACAGCTCGTCAAGCAGCGGATGGAGCTTCAAAAGGACATTGAGAAGTATTCAGGAAAATCGGAGATGTTCGAATATTTTCTCGACACAGGGGACATTTTATACAAATACTATGAAGTCCAGGAGAGAATACAGCGAGGGGATGAGCCTGCGGTGAAGCGGGTGACGAAGGCGAAGCAGGGGTCCGTGCTCGCTGCCCTAGAGTCGGCGGCTGCGACCGAGTCGCCTTTTGAAACGACGGTGGTGAGTGCACCGCCGCAGGGAGAACTTCTTCGGCGCGATAAGCTTCTTGAGCAGTATCTGCAGAAGGTGCATCCTGAGCATGCGCGCGGCAGTGGTGTGCAGGAAACGGATTCCTATGGTGAGTGCCCCGAGTGCGAAAAGGAGATGATATTCAGCGCCAATGAGGCGATTTTTACCTGTACGGATTGCGGCTATCAGCAGTTTATTCTCGTCGATTCTGATAAGCCGAGCTACAAGGATCCGCCGCGCGAGGTGAGCTACTATGCCTATAAGCGTATTAACCATTTCAATGAATGGCTCGCGCAGTTTCAGGCCAAGGAGAGCACAGAGATTCCCCAGGAAGTCTATGAGGCCATCTGTGCAGAGCTTAAGAAGGAGCGCATTCTCGACTATCGGACTCTGGCGCGTCAGAAGGTGCGAGAGATTCTCAAGAAGCTGAAATTCAATAAGTATTACGAGCACGTTCCGCATATTATTAATCGGCTCAATGGGCAAAATGCGCCAGTAATGAGCCGAGAAATCGAGGAGAAGTTGCGATACATGTTCAAGGAGATTCAGCCGTCGTTCCAGAAGAACTGCCCGAAGGACCGTAGCAACTTTCTTTCATATTCGTATGTCTTGTACAAATTCTGTGAGCTGCTCGACTTGGATGAGTATCTACCATCGTTTCCGCTGCTAAAAAATCGTGATAAGCTCTATATCCAGGATAAGATTTGGGAGAAGATATGTGAAGACCTGGCGTGGCAGTTCATTCGGTCTGTTTGATTGTTCAACTTTATGATATTTATATATCACGAGTTGAAAATAACTAAATGGCTAAATCGGGTGCCAAGGAACTTTATCCGCAAGCTTAGAGGCGCGCGCCAGGGAATCCTACCAGATTTGCACGAATACCGATTCTTGCGCAGCAAGAATGTACCGTATTGACACTATCTTAGTAAGATTCCTGAATCAAGGCTCTTTAGAGCCTTGCACCAGGGAATCCTACTAAGTTAGCGCCAATACCGAAGCCCGCACCCTGGCGTGCCGTAGCGCCGATACTCGGCGACACGACATCCAGAATGGCAAAGATGGCCGCGGCAACCACGCCCAGCGTCAGAATCTCATCCATCGGCAGGCGGTGACGGGGAATAAAGAGCGCAGCCATCGCAACGAAAAGGCCCTCCACGAGGTACTTTATCACACGGTTAAGTACTTCAGAAGTGGGGTTCATAGGTTCTATATTCATAGAGGATTTTTTCTTTCGCCGCGTATTTCTATCTAAAGAGGTTGTGGTATCCTATACCAGAAATGGCAACTGAGCGCGAGGACTTTCTTGAGGAGGATGCAGAGATTACCGGGCAGAAGTATTGCCTTCTGAGTTTCCTAAGTCCGGAGAAGGTTCTCAAGGACAAGAGCCTTTTCATGTTCGAGAAGTTTCTGTCCACCTACGAGTTCCAGATCCGGACGAATAGTCTGGAGAAGTATTTGATGGATACGATGTCTACGATTAACGCGAAGCTGGATGCAGAGGCGGATGCCCTCGATGCGAAGGATCTCAGCGGCGCGGCGGACGTCTGCCGTAAGGCTAAGATTCGGGTTGATACAACCATGGATTCCTTCCACGAGTTTGTGAAGGGGAACCAGAAGGAGCTGAAGGAGTCGAAGCTCAAGGAGCAGTACGATGACTATCTCTACGCAACGAAGGCGAAGCTCGAGGATGAGTTTTACGCGAAGAATGAGTTCCGGACGACTGTTCGGGGACTCAAGGTGCGCGGCGTCTATGCCTCCCAGAGCGAGGCCGTGGCCCGTTCGAAGAAGCTCCAGCGCCAGGACACCCTGCACAACATCTTTGTCGGGGAGGTTGGCAAGTGGCTGCCCTGGGATCCCGAGCCGTCGGATGTGGCCGAGCAGGAGTACGCGGAGGACCAGCTCAATACGCTCATGAAGAAGTACAAGGAGAACGAGGAGAGCCGCGAGCTCTTTCAGCGCGAGCGCCGTGTTGGCGCGAAGCCGAAGAGCTCTGTTACAACCATTGAGTCCGGCGAGGGTGGCGAGACGGAGAATTTCACGAGCATGTTTGGCAGCGAGGGCCCGGCTGACCTGGTTATGGCACGCAAGATGGAGGCGGCAGCTGCTGCCGCTGCCGCTAAGGCTGACCTCTCCGGCGCGCCCCAGTAAAAATCTAGATGTGCAAACAATTCAATACCTGACAAGATTTGTAAGGTATCGAATGGTATTTGGCTAGGCAAGCTTACTTACTGGGAAAGTAGTCAATGGACTCCGTAGGGTACCACGGGCGGCATACATTTTGCTGACAGAACTCGCCCTCCTTGCACAGCACGCCCTTGCAATCAGAACGGAGCGTGTCCATTCCAACCGCAGAGGCCATCGCCTGGAAGCCCTCGGGGAATCTGGGCGCAAACATGCGACGAATCCAGGGCAGGACTGTTACAGCCATAACGAGTACAAGTACAAGGCCTACTAATCCGTATCCACCGCGACCTCTCATTCTACCATATGAAATGATATTTCACTGGGGAAGTGCAATACCCCACGCAGAGGGTAAAGTAGACGCAGGCGGCTCAGGGCCGCTCAGAATACTGGGTCCAACCGGCAGAACCGGGAGAGGATTTCTATCATGCAGCTGACTCAGTTCCGTGCCCCTGCAAATGCCGTTCATGCAGCGTGTGCCAAAATCGCACGGCGCATGGCCAGCCCCGCAGCGTCTGTAGCCTCCGCCCGAAGTGAATCCCTCCTTCTGCAAATATGGATTGATTCTATAGATTCTATCAGCCACGAGCAAGCCCACGGCGATACATCCCAGTGTAAGCACTGCATATAGTTCTGTCGCCATTTCCTATCATATACGGACGTTTAAAACTTCTTATTCACTGCAATCTTCGGCCCCTTCAGCTTCTGTGCGTTGCTCGGGTCATACTGGTTCGCATCCTCCTCCTCCTTATCTCTGTAGTAGTTCGCAGAGTGCTGCCAGAACTCCGGGGCACCAATACGGAAATCGCCGTGAATATCCGCCTTGTACCAGAAAATACAGTCCTCCAGCTTCGCTGACTGACTCGTATTATCAATCACCAGGCACTCGTAGTTCTGCGTACACTGGTCCATAATCTGGCAGAAAAATTCAAGAGACGGAAAAGCAGAAGCATAGTTTTCATAGATACGCTTTCTGTTTGTCGTGTACGGCTCTCTCAGAATAAAGACGAAATCCACGTTCGTCCGGAGTGCTGGCTGAATACCCAGCGGGTACTGCATAGTAATAATGAAAAACACCTTCAGCCAACGGCCGTTCATAAAGAGATAGCGAATATTCTTGTCGTGGGTCCAGCTGTCATCGTACATACAGTCATCGAGAATCATAAAGGAACGGGGATCCAGGCGAGATTTGGCCCCTCCCTGCAGATCACGCTGAATCCGGGCCATAATCATCTTCTGCCGCTTCACGAAGTTCGCCAAGACAATGGGCGAGTACTCGCCGTGAATAAATAGCGGGGGAATCATCTTTCCATAGAAGGAGTTTGACTCCTCTGTGCCGCTAATAACGGTGCCGAGGGGCATCTCCTGATGGTGGAACAGCAGGTCGCGCACGAGGGTGGATTTGCCCGTGCGGCGACGCCCAATAAAAATCACCACGGCATCCTGTGGAATCCTTTTCATGTCGAATTTCTTCAATGATACATTCACTGCTGCTGCCATGGTAGTCTGTATATATAGAATCTTTTTTCATCTTTCATTTATACGGCACACGATTGCGTTTTACAATCATACATCATTTACAGGTTTCAGTAAGAATGGATACTAGGCTCCGGGGTATTGCTATCCCTGCACCTCGCTTTCGTACGGCAAAGTTATCAAGCCGCCTGGGCAAGGTTCGTGGGTTCTCAGGGCTACAGACTTACTTCCCGACTCTCGGAAAGCTGTTTCGGATTACCAAGCACCAGTCCAAGAACATTTGGCTAGATTCCAAGCACAGAATCGTGGCCCTCGACATTTCGGGAACATCTGGTGCCTGCGAGGTAGAGCTCGTGGAGAACAAGGATTCTTCGGAGGAAGATATCTCCGGATTCAAGCGCCCGGCCTTTATGAAGGTCACTCACCTTCTTGACCCTATCCGCTGGATGAAGGGCGAGTACAGTATTCCCCAGCATGCCGGCCTTCCGGGGCACTCGAAGACGTGGGCATCCGCCTCTACGAAGCTGCAGGATCAGACGAACCAGGCCTACGTGGAGTCCGTCGCCTCCTATGCACTTGGCCGTATCCGTGAAGCGGGCCTATCCCCCCATTTCAACGAGTTCTACGGCGCATTCTGTGCCACTGCCGACATCTACCGCTACAATCTGACGGAGGAGTTCCAGAGTTTCCGGAACACTCGCTGGTTCTGGCATGGGCAGAACCGTGGTCTCTATAAGCTGCATGTGGCGGATTCGAAGAATCCTGGAGAGGCCGTTCCCCAAAACATCCTGGACGACATTCTTCGCGAGCCTTCCGAGCTGGACTCCGATTTTGACTCTTGTGATGAAGAGGAGATTGAAGTTGGCCCCATTGACGACGGCGAGGCGTCTCTGCACTCCGACAAGCTGTCTGACCTCTCCTTTACGGAGAAGGATGACGAGCGTGCCGAGCCGGAGGAGGAATCCGACGAGGACTCCTATATCGAAGATAAGTACGGCATTTACTCCGAGATTTCCAAATTCCCGGTCATGCTGATTGGCCTTGAGCGCAACGAGGGGACGATGGACGCCCTTTTGGACGACTATTCGCTGGTGGGCGCATCGCCGGGAACAGATGAATGGGAGCTACGCTGGTCGGCGTGGGTGTTCCAGGTCTTGGCCGCCCTCAGCGTGGCCCAGACTATCCTGGGCTTCACCCACAATGACCTCCACACGAACAACATTGTTTGGATTACTACGAACGAGGAGTTCCTGTACTACACCAAGCAGAGTGGCGAAGTCTTCAAGGTCCCGACCTACGGAAAGCTGTTCCGTATTATCGACTTTGGCCGTGCAATCTTCAATATAAATGACCAGCTCTTTTTCAGCGACGATTTCAAGGCGGGGAATGATGCGGACGGCCAGTATTGCTTCAAGCCTCTGCACCCGCGCCCGCCGGTGGAGGTGGCGCCGAACCCGTCGTTCGATTTGTCTCGCCTCGCCGTAAGTCTGTTTGATGCGCTCTACCCGGAGGCCCCCGAGTCCAAGGAGGGCGGGGCGCTTCTCAGTTCCGAGGAGGGTCTCGAAGTGAAAGAGTCTGTCTCGGCCCTGTACAATGTTCTATGGAGCTGGATGCTGGATGACAATGGCCGCAATGTTCTCATCGAGCCTTCTGGTGACGAGAGATTCCCCGATTTCGATCTGTACAAGCATATTGCGGCAAAGGTGCACGGGGCGGTTCCTTCCCACCAGTTCTCCAAGCCGGCCTTTGACCGCTTCCAGGTGAATCCTTCGGATGTGGCAGATGTGAAGAAGTGGTCGCTGTTTTGTTGAACAGTTTGCCTTATAAAATTGAGGCCCCGGCCGGGCCTAAAGCCCGGCACCCTCCCAGAATGAACATCTTCTTTCTTAGCCGCAAGACGCGTCGTTGTGCTCGGTGGCACTGCGACAAGCATGTGGTGAAGATGATTCTGGAATCGACCCAGATGCTCTATACGGCGAATCATGAGAATGGGGGTACGGCCGCGATTGAGTCGGGCGCACCAATCTGCGCAACAACTGGTCGTCGGGGCTACAAATCCCATGCGAAAAATCACCCCTGCACGAAGTGGGTGCGGCAAAGCCTGGCCCACTACAAGTGGCTGCTGTCCTTGGCCTTTGAGCTTGTGCGAGAACATATGTATAGGTTCTCGCCTAAGACTATTCATGCCTGTCATGCGCACCTTCTGTGGCTGCAGGCAAATCCTCCGCCTGCCCTAAAAGTGCGCGTTTGGGTGCGGGACCCTCCCTTGGCCATGCCACCCGAGTGTCAGATTGGCGATTCGGTCCGTAGTTATATTGCATATTACAACGGGCCCAAGCGTGCGAGCGGTCTCTTGGTCTATACGAAGCGGCATCTGCCGCACGTGTTTGCTAGAACCATTTAAAAGTTTGGAACCCCAACCTTCACCTCCATCTCAGGCTCCCCGCCGCCCGCCGCTGCCCTCGTAAAGAGTGACAGAGGCGCCAGACTCATAATAACACTAATCATGTACTCGGACGACTCCGGAAGAAGTTGCAGTATCATCATCATCATGATAGCCCCGATGATGAAATCGCGAGAAATAGTTTTTATTGACAGCTCCTTCTCCTCCAAATAATAGGTTGTTCCCGCACCAAGGCTCGAAATAACTACGCCTCCTAACACCATGCCAGGGACTAAGAGGTGTGTTGACATTCTGGGCGCTATAAAGGAAAAAAAATAAGGGGGTGTACGCGTTCTTATTTGATTTCCTCGAAATCCATTGTAAGAATCGAATCCGCATTCTCTACATCTTCAAAGAAGTCCATGGCCTCCGGAGGTTCGTCCAATATCTGTATCGTCTCAGCTTCTGCCGACTCCGGGGGCGCAACAGGCGTTCCAAGCGCCGTGTCATTTCCTGTAAACTCTGCCTTATCCTCTGCCGCATTCTCCGCCGCATTCTCCGGAGGAACAATCTTGGGAGCCTCCTCAGCATCCTTCTTTTCCTCCGCGGCCTCCTCCCCAGCCTCAGCCTTTTCCTCGGCCTCCGGAGCATCTTCCGCATCGTCTTCTGCATCTTCCTTCAGATACTCGCGCAGAATGTTCTTGACAGGAAGCATGCCCCGGATACCCTGCAGCACACCCTCGTGCAGCATATTTTCAATCAGCCGAAGATTCTTCTGACGCTCAATGGTGGGCGAAGAGGAAGAAAACAGATACGTATTGCTCCATAGAAGGCGCGCACACTCCGTCAGCGTCCGATGAAGAAAATGCTCCAGCTTCGGGATAGTAATCTGCAGCTTCTTCTGCTTCGTCGTAAGGCGAATCGCAGACAAGACCTTTGTGTGCGCAATAAACACCGCCGTCATCAGCTCCTCCAAATAATCACATCTCGACTTTGCCGCAATCTGACTCGTCTCGCGCTGCACCTTGTCCACATTCCAGTCTGAGATGCCCTCAAGCAGCGTCTGAAACATGACTAGAACACGTCTAGGCTCCAACTCCTTCTGCTTGGCCTCTTCAAGTAGATCCAAAAAATACTGCTGAATCGATGGAACAAGGTACTGGCAAAGCTGAGTTGTATACTCTGATTTTGCCTCCGCATACACGCTAACACCTTCACCACCGAGATCCATACCTAGTTTAATTCATGGAGTTATTCACCTCCTGCCGGACGCACATTCATCAGAAAATGGCTAATCTGTATCCAAGGAGATGAACCAGCCCCTATGAGGCGAATACAATCCTGTACGGCTATCGTCTGTATACCGTATTTCTTTATGATTTCGTCTAAAATCAAATACGGGTCCGCGCCCTTCTCTCGCAGCCCCGGGATTTCCTTCCACGTAGGGATACGAATCTGGTCATTCGGCTGTGACACAATCTGCAAATGTGTCGCGAGCGCCCGGTTCCGTAGGACCCTGTAGGATGTTTCGGCGCGCATCGAGACAATGCTGCATCTCGATAGGATGGGGGGAGACATCTTCCAGATTTCTCGGACTTCGAGGCAGCACGTCACACTCGGGGCAGACGTCTCGAGGATTCGGCGCAGAAAGGCCTGGGCCTCCTGCGTCAAGTCGTCGGCGCCCTCAATCCAGACAAAGAGCCGCTCCTTGGAGCGCACCTGCTGATGAAGTACCTCGCGGCCCTCTCTGAGGGAACGGTCAACGCGCGCATTCCAGCGAAACAGTTTGGCCTTGGAGGCCTTTGCCTCATCCTGTACCCATCTTGATTTACCTGTGCCAGGTTCGCCGCTAACGAGCAGAGAACCTTTCCAGGTATGTCGCAACATTCTAGTATTGGAAGTTGCATTCGGTTTAAGCGAAGCTACTTCGTTTAAGCGCGGCGGCGACTGCGGCGACTGCGACGCCGTGTTCTCCCTCCCGTCTTAGGCATCTTGGAGGGATTCCGTTTGTACCACGCTGCAAGGATCTGTATGTATTCAGCCTGATTTTCACCGTTCTGATAAAGAGGTTTCGGATCTGAATTTACTGGCACGGTTTGGTTTGCTACAGTTAATGGTTTGAAGGAGGGATCCAGCAATGCATCCCGCATCTCTTTAATTTCCTTACGTGAAAAAGTGAATTTTCCATCTCCTGTTCGTATAGCCTCATAATGTTCTCCATCTGGATTAAACATTAAATATCCAGTATCATTTTTAATACCTGGAATATTGCCAGGTATGTTTGAAGCAGCTTCATTAGCACCATACTCTGTTAATTGAAATATTCCTGTTCCTGGAACTACTTCAAACACTGCAAAATTTATATTATAATAGTCACAAAGACCCGAAAGATGCAAATCTGTTGCCAAGGTCCGCGTGGTATTTAAGTCCGCTTCTCCCCCTCTCCAGTACTTTTTGCCTATAGTTGGTAAAAATTCTCTTCGAAAGCTGCTTCCAAATTCATCCCTTCTAGCCTGTGATATTTTACGGAAGTTCGGGCATGTAGATGTCAAGAATGCCTGAATAAGACAATCATTCCCCTTTCCAGCACTTGTCAATACTAGTTCGAGTCCCTTCTTTTCTGCAATAGGAAATCGTGTGTATAACTCCTTTTTTCTACCCACGGTTCGCGATATAGTATTTTGAGCATTCGGTTTTACCCCGTATAAGCCCCCAATTTGCTTGTTTAAGGCATCTATTGTAGCATAGTTTCCTGGCAGAATATTATCAGGTTTCGGCGCCATTACAAACATCTCATTTATTTGCCCATTTGTAATGCCTGCCATTTCTTTTAGTTTATCTCTAAGAATCTTATTTTGCCGCTCGCACTCTTGGAGAGACATCCTGTACCATAGCTATATTATTTTTCTACATAGTTGCCAGCATTTCCTGTAGAAGCTTCTCATCATGCTCCGCATTGTAGGCCAGATTCTGCGACGCCATCAGCGGGTTGGAGTTCACCGCCGACACCATATCCGCCGTATTTCTCTGGCGACTCACGTCCAGCTTCAGCGGCACACGCGGCCGCACCTGGCCCAGGTCCGCAACGCCGGTCGGGATACCCACAACGCGGTTTACCGCATTGGACCGGTCATTCACGATATCCGCGTCCAGTTTCCGGGTGGTTTGATTAATATCACCATCAAAGACCGCCAGAGCACCACCATTGCCGTGCATGGGGTCACGCCCCGCGGCAATCTGCTCCTTGTTCGGGTTCGTCCGCATATTGTAGGCAGAATCGTGGCTCGTGAAATCCTTGTTGACCGAGTTCGAGGCGCCATAGTACTCAGACTTCGCCGAAATCTGCGCCTTCTGGGTCGGCTTTGCAATATCTTCCGGGTCATAGACCTTGATGCGCGTAGCACCGTCCGCGGCCGGCGCGGCCTGGCCCAGCCAGTTCCAGTGAATCGTGCCCTCGCGCACCGTCGTGCGCGCAATATCACTCGGGTCCCAGACTGTCACCGCCGGCGCGCCCTGCGCGTAGCCAACCGGCGTGCCCGTCTGCCGAATATTTCCTACTGTCTCCTGACGTCTCGTAGGGCGGCTCGGGTCCTCGTAGTGCACCGTCAGCGCACCCGCATCCGCAGGAACCAAGTTGAGCCCCATATTGCGCTCACTCGTAGCATTACGCTCATTCGGCCGCACCTCGTAGCCCGAGCGACCATAGTCGGCCTCAGGTGCATCCGTGTCCGCCGTCGTATAGGTCGTCATATCCGCATTACGGAAGCCAGCACCGCCATACTGCTGCGCCATGGGTGTGCGGAATGAGCCGGTCACGTAGGACTCGCCGAATTCAACGGCCCCTGCAGGGCCAATGTTCTCGGAACTCGTCTCAGGGCGCGTCACGTGCTTCATGACCTGAATGGGGCGCGTCGTCTCCTTTGTGAACTCCGACTGACCAGCCACACCAAAATGCTTCCCGTCCTCGTCGATGTAAAAGGTATCAGGGCGATACTTGCGCACCTCTCCCGCGTCCTGCGCCGCGCCGCCAATAAAGTGCTGGCCAGGAACCACCGGCTGCTTGTACGTCATCTTCGGGTTGTCTGTCGTGCGCAGGTCATCCGTACGCCGCACATTATCAATCATATACTGATTGACCTCCAGCTGCTGGAAGCCGCCCTTGCCCGCCGCCGCAAATCCCTCATTAATGCCAGGGCCGACGCGCTGAGGCTCAAAGGGCCGCTCACCGGCGCGGTTGCGCGGGTCATTAATACGGCTCTGCACAAAATCCGTATTGTCCTCCATACCGAAGGGATTGCCATAGGGTGCACGCGCCGTGTCGAACATCGTCTCGACCTCGCGCTTTGCAATCTGCGTAACACCCGAGCCAGTGAAGGAGTCGAGGATACCGGAGTTTGTCTGGGGCGCGACATTCTGGCGCACGCGCCCACCGAAAAAGGGAACCATGTTATTGTGCTTGTAGTCGGAGGAAGGAATCTTCTCGCCAGTGAGCGGGCTCATAATGTAGTCCTCGCTCATGTACCTCGGTGCCGTCTCAATCCCAATAGGATTCAGTGCCACGTCGGGAGTGGCCGAATCAATCGGCTCGGGCTTCGGCTGCAGATTCGGATTCATCGGGGCGGCGCGCATGGGCGGAGGCGAGTAGTTAACCAGAGTTCCCTGGATACCGGGAAGCGGTTCGCCAATGACAGGGGGCGCGCCCATCAGATTTCTGAACATCAAATCCATCTCCTGCTGCGAGGCACGCGGCGCAGCCCCGCGCGCGCTCTGCGTCAAAGGGTCCGACGTCGGCCCACGCTGCGCATTCGACTGAAACCCGTCTGCATGTGCTGTTTTTCCTGAAAGTTTGGTAATTGTATACCCAAGTCCCAGAAATGCTAAGACTGCCGCTGCCTCCATACTATCGTCATGTGCCAAATTTATTATGACTTATCAACCCCCCTGTGTGTCTTAAAGCGCTCCTTATCAATCGACTTTGACGGTATAAAATGGTCAAAGGGCGTCTCAAACGTCGCCTGCGGCTGATGGGGCAGCGGGTCAAAGCGATTCCAGCCCGTGGCCCTCAGCGTGCAAGGCGGGTTTGTCAGACGCTGAAAAAGATTGGGGAAACTCTCATCAGGCGCGGCCTGCAGGGGAGTATTGTTCATCGCATTCGTATCGGGGTTGTACAGCTTCTTGTCGACCCAGATGCGAGAGCCGAAGCGGTTGATGCCCTTTAAGTCGGATTCCACATCGGTCTTCCACTTGCCTGCCGGCCAGCTCGCCCCAGACATCTGAATGCGCGTTGTTACATCCATCGGATAGCTCACAGGGCAGTTCGCATCCGGAGGGTTTGCATAATATCGTAGGGCATACGATGTTATACGCATATCATCCGCCTGGTGGAAATCATCGAATTTGGCCCGCGTGAGAGCCTGTTGTTTCACTGATAGCGCCATTCGCCTATTCTAACCTGTGCGCTGCATTAATATTTCTCGGGCCTATTGCATGTGTCCTTTCGGAACGGCTCAGGCGCCATGACCGAGGGGTACGCCCACTGCTGAAATTCAGCAAGAGGCACAGGAGTCGCGTTAATCTTTAAGGCAATCTTCGGATTGTTTCTCTTAATGGTAGTATCCGTAGGAGGCAGATGATGACGGTAGGTGGCATCCGAGTTGGGGCGCGTGATACCGAGTAGGTCAGACTCGAGATCCACCTGATTTCCGGCGATGGTGCCGACGTCCTTGCCTCCTACGAGGCCCAGAATGTGTCTCCGCTCCTTTACATGACGGACGGCCGAGGCCGGCTCATCGTAAAACTGCGGGTTTTCCAAACGTTCATGACGAGCCGCATCAGCGTTTGGAGCAGGATATGCTTCGGTTATAGATGCCATTTCTGATGATGTCTTAGCAATTAACATCACGGATATAGGAGCGACTGGGCAGGCCTCCGCGAATCCAGCCGGGCGATGCCATCTCCGTAATGAGATGCTCGGGCTTCTGGATATTGTCCTTCACGCTGGGAATCATCGGCGTGAAGATTCCATCAAACTGCTGCTCCGTAATAGTTCCGCATTCCTTGCCCATGCGCACCTGCTCGGAGTGCAGCAGAAGCGACTCCACCTCGGCATTGCCACGACCGCCGCCCATGTAGGGAACACCCAGAAAAGGGCGGGCCTGCGCACGGATGTTGCAGCGCTGGTTATTGAACTCGGGCTGATTCTTCAGCACGGACTCGGAGTCAATCTGCTTGTTGTTCGAGCCGAAGCCTTCGCGAGCATACATCAGGAGCTCGCCACTGACCATGGGATTCACCGTGCGCGCATCGGGAACCAGATTTGTCGTCGTGTATCTGCCGGGGCCCACGGATTGCTTATAGTACTGCTCTATTCCGCAAGAATCATCCTTCAAGTGTGTAAGCCGATTGACCTGCATCTCTGAATGGTATGGATAGATTATATAGTTACCGTGAAGTAGAATGGCCAGGACTCGGAAGAACTCTCTTGCAAAACGCTTCTGCAAGTGTATAAAAAGTGTTCGGCGGACTATCAAAGCCAGATCCGGGTCTTCTGCGGAAAGTGCCGCTATTGCAATCTGTACGAAGAGTGTTCTCCAGACTCGGGGGAAGACTCTGCGTAAATTTAAATGCCTGGGTGGGATGAAACTCCAGACGAAACGTCTTTAGGGATTCACATTCAGCCATGTAACTGCGCCACCATCCGTTCCCGGGAGGCATGCCTCGCGCCCACCCTCCTTGCACGTCTTGCCAGGAATCTTGTACAGCCAGTTCTGATAGGAATCCACGTCATTCGGAATGCCCGTGCTCGGCATTGTTATAAACTGCCGCTGGCTCTGCGTCTTGCCAAACACATCCGTAGGGTCGCTGTAGAAATCCGTCCGGAAAAACTCCTCCAGCGTCACTTTCACACTCGGGTCTAACACAGATGCTGCTAGCGGCCGTGTGGGATTATACATTATCTCGTTAACGAGTACATTCATAAAAGGGTTTTTCGCAGTCGGGAGAGTCAGATTTGCCGGGGCGGCCCCGCGGCCAATCACATCATAGACATCGCGCGCCGTTGATAAAGGGTACCGTACATTCTTTGTTGAAGCCGACCCAGGGCTGCTACCCGTTACCTTATCGGCCGCGTAATCCTCTAGATTTGCAATAGAGTCATTCAGGGCCGCCATACTTGTCGTAAGCTGGGCAATCTGCTTCTTAACATTGTTGGCCTCGGCGTCATTCATCGTAGTGTCATTCAGCGAACTAGTGAGAAAATCAATCTTTTCCTGAGTATCTTTCACGGCCACCTGTAGCCCCTGTATCTTACCTCCTGCATCAGAAAATCCCTCTCGGGTGGTCTGTAGGGAAGTCAGTCGAAAGAGATTGGGGAGACTGGCCAGCGTGGCAATACCAATGGATGCTGGAAGGAGAAAATGGGATTTTGTGGCCAGGGTTGCCGTCGCCCCCAGCATCAGGAGAACAATATAATAGAGAACAATCTGATTCACGTACTCGCTTGCACAGGGCCCCTCCTTTGGATCCTTTACTGAAATCATCAAGGGCGTCGATAGAAGCACTTTCGGATTTTCCCAAACATATGGATTGCAAAATGGGTATAATGTCATTGTAGTGAACCCGTTCTACCGTGTTGTGCTTATTTTAAACATGTAACGGTACAATACAATCCCTACTTCTTCGCAGCAGCGGCCGCCTTCTTCGCCTCCAGCTTCTTTCTAAGACGAGCCTGCGTCTGCGATAGGCGGCTCATGTGGTCTTTTCCGGCCGCCTTTGCCGCCGCCTGCGCCTCCGGGCTCTCGAAAGAAAAGGCCGAGCGAAACGACTCCATCATCTGTACAAATGCCGGGTTCGACTGGAACTCCTTCATGAGCTCCTCCGCCTCCTGCGCAAGCTCCTGCGGCTTCAGGGCGCCACTCTGAATCTTGCTCTGTAGCTTCTTTCCAACACGCATCATGGCCTTCTGGAGAATATCCGGGTTCGACGTAGAGGCCTGCATCAGAATTTCAAAGGCGCGCGTAGGGTCCTTCTCCACGGCGGCAAGGTCCTCGGGCCGGAGCCCAAAATCCTCAGGCTTGAACTCCTTCACAATGTCCTCCGCCAGTCTTGCCAGCTTCCCCTTCAAGAACTTCTCAGGCAGCTTCGGCAGCGCCCCGTCCGCTCCAAACATCGCCTTGAACTTCTCCGCCATTGACTCGAAATCAATGCTGTCCATGCGCCCACGCCAGTTCTTCATAATGTCCTCTGCCCAGTCCTTGGGAATCGTCGATCCGCCAGAAGAATACATGGCCGAGAGATCCAGAATGGACATATAATCATGGACGGCACGCTTCGTCTTGTCGCTCACGGCGCCCCATAGCTCTTCCGTAATGATAACGCCGGGGAGAACCGTGCCAGGGCAAGTGAGTGCGCCAGTAAATCCAATATGCTTAGGCAGAACGTGCTTCGCATACTGGGATACTGCCTCTGCCGCCGGCAGAGATGCCGCTGCATCGAGCCCCTCCTTCAGCTCGGGGAAGGCGCCCTGAAGGTCGGCGATAAACTCCGTATACTTGTTGTAAAACGTCGTCTCAAGAGGGTTTGATTCCGGGCCAGATGCCATAGTCTCTTCTTCTATGTGAAGAGAGTATGGCATTTCTTTACGCTCTTACAGTGTTGTGCTAGATTAACTGCCCTCAAAGAGGGTAGTTAATCGAGCCTACAACACAGCGGTAGTCATGTATGCTAGATTAACTAGCCTCAAAGAGGCTAGTTAATCCGGCACATGACATTACATATTCCGGGCATCCAGCGCCTTCTTACAGAGAATGCACAGCACCTTCAGATAGTTCCAAATGGCCTTCTGATTCTGCTCTGTCATTGTAGTCCAGTGCTTGTCAAAAATAATCAGTGCCGGTGACATCTCGTTGAATTTGTCATTAATCTTCTTTTTAGCAAATGCGAGCACGTACTCCTCGTCCTCGCGCTGAATCGGCTCGTTAAGGTCATCATAGACATAGTCCTTGAAGAGATCCAGAACCATCTTCGGATTAATCTTCTTCGCGCCCTCGATGGCCTCCGTGGCGAGCTTGATATCCCTCTCCTCGGGATACGTGTCGGACAGCTCCTTGAAGAACCGGATAAGCTGGGTATTAAAGGCGCCAAGTGCAGTCATTACTTCCTACTAGGATGTAGTGATTCCCCTTTAGATTTCCTTTGGACGCAGAAGTTTTGTAGGCTAACTTAAGAACCCCCATCGGGGTTCTTAACTTTGGTACATGACGTTAACGGCGGGTGCTGCGCTTTGACCGCTTGCTCCGCTTGGAACGGCGGCGCCCGCCCCACATAGCAGCTTCCGGGTCATAGTCAACATTTACCCCTACAAAACTCGGGCTTCTGCCTCTGTTCGCCCCATTGTTCCGCGGCTCCATCGGCACAGGGCTTCCACCGGGTGCTACGACATCTATATAGTGGTTAATGGCCTCCTCCAGTAGGTCAACCCTATCCCTCAGAATAGTGTGATTTGGCAGCGACCCTATTATTTGACGAAGCTCTGGAATACGAGTATCACGATATATAATTAAATCTTCCATACCCCTCTACTGTCATGTGCTGAATTTAAATGCCCTATAGGCGCCCCCCCATGCCCTGCTTCGGCATTCCACTTTCCCTATCGCGCTGGTAGGCCTCCATCTGCTTATCGAACATCTCCTCCTTCTTCGAACGGCGCTGCGAGTTCGCCGGCGCCGTGGTAAGTCCCTGGCTCGCCCTATCACCCTCCGATGCAGCTCCGCTCAAGAAAGAGAATGCACCCGGCATAGTGGTGCCCCCCATACCCTGCGAGCTCGTATCGACATCTAGACCACTATAACTAAACCCTTTTGCAAAACTGACCTGCTCCATCATGCTGAACGCCTCCGGATCCGCAGACCCTGCCGCCGCCGGTGCTGCACCGAGCTGCTTGTTGCCGTCCTCCTTCATTCTCTTCTCATACAGCCAATTCATGACATCCGAATCCGTTCGGGGCTCGGGTTCACCGGGAATAACGATTGCCGGTACCTTTTTCAGCCAGGTGGGAAGCGGGGGTCTGCTCGGAGAAGGATCCACGCAGATGAAACGAAACTGGTTCTTCCAGGGCGTTTTGGACAGCTCCGTAACAAACGCCTTTGACCATTGACACTTATTACTATAATAACACAGATTCGTGGCGCTCATCCCAACTATTGAATACAAATACAGGAGCTCCAGGATTCAAACGCAGCAAAAAACTACGGCCTAAAATTGAGCCTTATATTTCAAGAAGTCGTATCAATAGAATGTCAACTGTCCCCGCCCCCAAAACTATTGCTGAGATCCGTGCAGCGAAGGCGTCCATCCGGAAACCTGTTGCGGCACCTCCAGCGGCCGTCTTCAAGAATCTTGTAAAGGAGAGCGCAACCGTTCTCCGATTTGTCATGGAGCCGACCGTAGTGGGCTATGCAAATTCTCTCCGGAGGACTATGATTACAGATGTAGAGACTGTCGCCTTCCGCTCGGATATAACAGAGACGGGGAGCACCACGGATATTCATATAACCAAGAACAGCACGCCACTCAGCAATGAGATGCTGGCACACCGTATCGGGCTGATTCCCATTCATGTGCAGAAGCCGCTTGATTGGAAGCCGGAGGAGTATAAATTCTCCCTCAAGGTCACGAACGAGTCGAGCGACCCGCTCGATATTGTTGCGGCCGATATCCAGGTCATGAAGAATCGTGGTGCCGAGGAGGAGCCGCTGCTTGTGCCGAACGTGCAGTTCTTCCACCCCGACCCTGTTACGCATGACACGGCGCTGCTCACTGTCCTGAAGGGGAAACTGGCCTCACAGGAGCCAGAGACGATTGAATTCACGGCCACGGCGACGATGGGGACTGGGCGCGAGAATGCGGCCTTCATGCCCGTCACGAGTCGCTGCGCCTATGGCTATTCAAAGGATGATAATCCGGAGGTAAAGAAGGAAATCTTCACGCTCTGGCTCAATAAGCACAAGAAGGTGAATTCTACGGAGTTGGAGTCAAATCCCACGAGAAAGGCCGAGCTGGAGCGCGAGTTTGAGACGATGGAGGTGCAGCGGTGTTTCAAGAAGGATGAGCGCGGCGAGCCCTACAGCTTCGATTTCATCGTGGAGAGTGTGGGAGTTCTGGAGCCGGCCTACATTGTTTGGAGGGCCCTCGAGCTTCTGGAGGCAAAGGTGCTCCGCTATTCGTCGATTGATTCAGGGGATTTACCCGAGAGCCTGAAGGTGCGGCCTGCAGATGCTCGGATGAAGGGGTTCGATTTCGTGTTTCAGAGGGAGGACCATACGCTGGGGAATCTACTGCAGACGTGGATGGAGCAGAATCTCATGGATACGGAGCAGATTACTTTCGTGGGCTACAAGGTTCCTCACCCGCTGCGAGATGAGATGGTGCTGCGCGTAGGGGTGGATTCTGGCAAGGATACGGATGCGCGTGCGGCGGTTGCAAAGGCTGCGCGTGAGTGTGCGCAAATGTTTCGGAACTGGTCGGGGCAGTGGGCGGCGGTTTCCGTTTAACAATAGTTCGCAAACGGTTTGCGAAATACATTTTTTATCTTGTTCTCATTGACCTCGCGAATAGTTACAACATCTGGGTCAACCGATATAGTTTCCGTGGGTACGGTCTCAACCTCTGTTTCAGGTTGAGGCTCGGGCTCGGGCTCGGGCTCGGGCTCGGGCTCAGCAGCCTTATCAAGCACCCTTCTTTTGTAGATATATGCCCCAATACAGCACAGCATACAGCCGCATAGAATAAATAGGGTAATCGGTATAAGGGCGTATAAAAAGGGAGTGTAATCTGAGCTTGCATGGGTAATATAGATAGTCTGGGGACTTGCAGGAATATAAAAGATATGTACCGTGGGGGTTGTAGAGGCAGTCTGACTCGTAGAGACGGTTGACGTTGCGGTAGGGGTTGCGGTAACTGTAGGGACCGCACTACGCGTAGGATACGCGGTAGCAACAGGGTACGCGGTAGCAACAGGGTACGCGGTAGCAACAGGGTACGCAGTAAAGCTTGCCACAGATGAATTTGTCATGTATCCAGTCCTGGTAGGGGCCGGATACATCGAGAAAGTGGGCATGGCTATAGCCGTCATTGTCGCGACCAGCGCAGTTGTAGGAGTCGGCAGAGGTCCCGCATCGGCCACCTGGGCAGCAGAAACCGCCTGCGCAACGGCCCCAAGAGATGATATGACACCCGCCGCATAGTACCATGTAATACTTGCCGACGCATTTACAGGAATCGTTCCCAAAGGAAGAACAGCCGCATAGGACCCATCAGTAGGGTTCGGTGTCATTGGCGCCAGCGTTAACGGGTCAACGCTGTACGCGTTTGAGAATGCGCAGCATAATGCGTACGCAGTCATAACACCCGGTGTCTCGGAATAAAATAGAACGCCCTCGTTCGCATTGGAAATCATAATAGCATAGGAACTCTGTGACGGGCTCGTGATAGCTGTAAAGGCGCCTCCTGCAAGATTTCCGCGCGTTTTGGTGTTAACATCGGTGGACCCTACAAAATCATCTCTTGTGCCAACCCATACATACGCATTTTGTACGGGGCTCGTCGAGTTATTTATCATAACATTTATGATTCTTACAAAGGTGTCATTCAGCCCGAGTGAAAACGTATTGCGAAAGAGAATGTTTTGACCCGATACACTAAACATTCTGCTTGCAACTATACTGCCGTGCCCCACCGTCTTTGTAGTGTCGCTGCTATCGACGATGAAATTCGAATAGTCATTCACAGAATAGGATGGAGTAAGCGTGTATAAATTTAAAATGGTTGTTCCGGACCAGTGGGCGCTACCATTTCCTGTTCCAACCGCAGTATCGAGAGGATAGTTTGAAAAGGTAAGGGGATACCAGGTGTTTGCGGAACCAGAATAGTACCAAGGCTGTTGAAAGAGTCCCCAGGTATTTACAGATGCCTCGGATCCGGTTCCGAATCGGAGGTAGCGATTCGAAAATACGCATGTGGAACTTGTGCAGCCGCGCGAACCAACGGCATCTTGCGACGATGCGGTAAACAGTCCTGCGAGGGCAAGCACGGCGCGAAATAACATTTGGTTTCTGCTTTTATTTAATATAATACTACAAAATATCGAGTAAAAATACTTTCTGGTAAAATCTTTATATACACTATAGAATGACATCAACCTACACAAATGTGCTTTCTAGGGAAGAACTGGAGTATCTTAATAATCTTCCCGAAGTTCTTGTAGCCAAGGCCTCGGTGGACTCCCGAGCATCTGGAATGGTCTACTTTTCAGTGGCTGTAACGGAGCCAATTCGTGCTACATTACAGTCACGATTTGGCCTACAGATTTCTGTAGGTGCATCCATCCCTATGCGATGGATTAAGGGAGATACGGCACCCCACATTGATAATGGCCGGTCAGCCTTTCAAAATACATATTTAGTTTACCTGAATGACTCGCCCGGTGGATTCATTATTGATTCGCAGTCGTACCCTATTGAGGCAAACACTGGCTTTGTCTTCCATGAAGGCCTATCCCACGAAACACAGGGGACAGAAGGTCCTCGCCTCTTGCTCGGTCCTATGAATGAATTTGCCGAACCCGTTGGCTCTGCTCTAGCATATTATCCTACAGAGGCCGATGCGCTTGCTCTTACAAACGCATTAGGGTATAGTAATAGTTATACGGTTGGCGATGATGGCCCCTTTGGTGGATACACAAGTTGGAGGCTTGCTTCCATTAGCACTGGCACATCTTCACAGGCGATAGTGTATGTCAATGGAGATCTTTTAAATAATGATGGCTCATACTATTTGTATCCTGCTGCGCCCTGCTTCTTAGAAGGCTCTACCATTCTCTGCGAAGTCGACGGTGTTGAGCGCTATGTGCCGGTTGAAGAGCTGACTAAGGGAACACTTGTCAAGACAAGCCTTAATGGCTACAAGCCCGTTGTCTTAGTTGGAAAGGGCAGCATTCAAAATCCTGGAAACGATGAACGAACTGAAAATCGTCTCTACAAATGTTCTCCTTCCAAGTATCCTCAGCTGACCCAGGACTTATATATGACAGGATGCCATTCTATCCTTGAGTTTCCCATAACTGAGAAACAAAAGGAAGACACAGTTAAACACCTTGGCAGGCTGTTTATTACGGATAAGAAATATAGACTTATGGCATGCGTGGATGAACGGGCTGAACCTTGGAACTCTCAAGGCGCATACACAATTTGGCATTTTGCCCTTGATCACGAGGATGACGGAATGAATTATGGTGTTTATGCAAATGGTGGATTACTTGTGGAAACGTGCTCTATAAGGGCATTGAAGAATAAATCAAATATGACAATCAGTTAGCCTTTGGTACTCCACGGTACTTATTTTATGCACAACACGGTAGATGGAAGGCGGTATTCGGGTATATTGTATAAATTTAAAACATAGAGACGACCGCTGGCAGCGGTTTACGAGTCAGCCTGAGCTGGAGGTGCTAAAACAGAGTTATGAATTCGAGAGGTTCGAAGGTGTGAATGGCTCCTCACTCTCGATTTCTTCCGAGGACCGCATGTCTCTTCGTACTAAACGCAATATCAAGGAGCATACCCGGCGCGATCATGAAGAGTTAAGCACGGCGGGAGGTGTTGGATGTTATCTGAGCCATGCAGGCGTTTGGAAAAAGTTTCTGGAAACATCGGAGCCATACGCAATAGTCTTTGAAGATGATGCTGTCTTATATAATGGATTCACGGCCGATTTCAAGCAGGGAATGAAGGAGACAACTCTGCTGCCCCAGATTCCTGACCTGTGGTATTTTTCCGCACCGGCGGAGTGGTACTATAAATACAAGGGACAGCCGTTCCCTCCGACCCAGCGGCAGAATATTATGGGACCCTGGGTAACAAAGGCCTGCAGCGTCTTTACAGGCTATTTCATCAGTCGTCGCGGGGCAGAAAGACTCTTGGAGACCGCGTTTCCGATGGACATGCACGTGGACATGTACTCGTGCCTCAATGGAGAAATGGGGCGAATCGTGTCGGTCTATAATACCAATATTGAGCTCAAACAATACGCATGGCTGAAACTCAATGGATTCACGGAGGATTCGGATATCCGTATCGAGACTGATGAGGATTGTCTAATCTGTGATGTTCCTACGCAGTTCAAGGAAAGAGGCATACTTATTGTAAGTATCCCTATTTTATTTATTGGACTGCTCGCGGTCAGCGGGCTCTGGTATCTGGGTGGAAAGAGAAGGCGTTAAGGCTTCTTTCTCTGTTACCGCCAAGTACCAAATTTAAGTAGCCGATGGATACTTAAATTTGTGTCTACTTGCCTACAAGACGGTAAATAGTTCGGTCGCCACAAAAAATTGACTCCACAAAAACGGATTTTTACAGCATCAACGCATTTACATATAACGATGAAGTGTTCTATTTGCCCAGAAGGTGTTATTGCTGGCTCTCTTATTACCAAAGAAAAGCGTCAGGAACTATTCGGTCAGGTTGCTGGAGGAGCAGGTTCTCGCAAGCCTGAAATATATCAGCGGGAAAAAATCGTAGAGGGAACTGGTATTGAATGCCCTAAAACGAATATGCGTATTAATCTGAGAACCAACGCCTTAAAAGATATCGCTCACCCTAATACAAATAGCGATGGATTTGATTACTCTGAAGACTTTGACGGCGTTCAGTGCATCGAAGCAAAAAAAGTTTATGTAAATCTCAAATGTATTGTTGGAAAAGGTGGTGCTCAAACACGCTCTTTACGAGAGGTGTATTGGTTTGTAGAGGGGCAACTAAAAACTCTAAAATCCCTAGAAGATGTGTATTTCGCAAATATTCTTGACGGCGATGAAGCACATTCTACAAAGTCTAAGTTTGAATACCTATTGAACCTACCTGAGTTTAATGAGGTACAAAATAGGATTTATATTGGCGACCTCAAAGGATACTTTGAGTGGTTCAAGAACTTATCTGCCGATGTATAATATGTAAGAAGATGCGATACGCCAGTTCAAATGGAATTCTTTTTCTTGCATATTCTTTTGATTCTCTAAATTGCGGTAAGAATAAACTCCAAGTATCCTTCCTTTTTTGCTCAAAGAACTCGTTGAAATCTTTGCAAATTTGTATCTGTTCGCTTTCAGTTAGTGTTTTTCCAGTTATGCGAAATGTTGCGTAAGTTCTACTACATTCTTTTGCTGGATATATATAGTCCTTCTTATACGTTAAACTAATCCTACCCTCTTTAGTTCCACTATCAAGGGCATTTAGAGTTATATTTAGTTGTTGTTCATTTTCTCGCAGTTTATGCCCTTCAACATAACGACGCACAGAGATTTTTTCCGGATTAGATAGATTGTAAATATCTCCTCCAATAATCCAGTCATTTGAGCAACTCATATTGAACTCTTTTTGAACGTTTGAAGGCATCATTAGCCATTCTACATTCTGCTCTTGTAAATCAATATTTGCCTTTTCAAATGAGAAAGCAACAATAGTAGTAGTAGTATCATCAAATACAGACTCTTCAAAGTATTTTACCTTTGTAATTTTATACTTCTTCATAAAGGCATCGCGACATCTAACATCAATATCACGAGGTGAGAAGAAGAATCCAGCAGGAATGATAAGTATACCGCCCCTACAATTATTCTGTTTCACGATACTTGTAATAAAGCACTTGTAAAGGTCATTTGTATCGTATAATTCATAGATGTCCTTCTTTTCAGATTTGTTTCGTGCAAGATATGGAGGATTTGTAATAATCCAAGTATTATTATAATCAGGTGGATTTGTAAGGGTATCCCTTTTCTTGATATTTTTACCCTTTGGTTCAATATCATATGCTTCAATTTCAGAAGCACACCCAGACTGTTTAACCCACTCAATAAGGTCGCCTTTTCCTGCGAAAGGTTCAATGATACAGCGAATATCACTTGGGGGCAGTGGAAATCCATCAAGGATATATGATGAGTTAGTCGTATAAAACTGTCCCCTATTTTTCTTGTTTTCTGTATCTAAAGTATCATTTGATTCTACTATAACAGTTTGAATAGGCGTTTGTAGGATAGAGAGAATTTCTTCTTTCTTCTTTCCACTATATCCCTTGATTCCCTTTTCTTTGCAAAGTGCTATAAGTTCCTCTCTTGTTTTCTTAGAGTAGTCTATTTGTGCTGGTTCGCTATTTATCATAGGTATGGAATCCAATTTTACATCGCCAGTATCGATATTTCTTTTACAGGGGCGTTTGCGATTATTATGCGCCTCAAGATGTCCCCTTTGCGCAAATTCCTTATAACACTTGTCGCAGATGTGTTTCGCCATTTGACCTATACTATGTTACCACAAAATCTTTAGGCGGCCTTCCCGATTTTAACCAAATGGTTGGTAACCACCAAACACTCCTCTTAAATCTCCTGCTCAACGGCGTCAGCCTCGCCACCCCAGGTCATCGTCGACGCAGGAACCTCCTCGGCAGCAATGCCACGCTTCGCCACCGCCAGATACGGCTCCATGTCCATCAGGCGCTTCTTCTCAAACGGGCGCAGCTTGTTCACCACCTGAATAACATTCTGAAGGCGCACCGAGAAACCCTTTGCACGCAGCTCATCGCGCCACTTGGTGTGCAGCAGAAACACGGCAGGGCGAAGAGCGGCAGGCAGCTCCTTGAATGCCACCGCGTGCGCCTTGTGCACATCAACATAGGCACTAAAGACGTCACTTGTGCGCGCCCGCAGCGTCTCCTCGTAGCCCCAAAATTCATCACTCTCCTCCCTATAGTGCTTCAGATAGTCGACAACCTTACGCTCGGCCCTCAGACGGAAAAAGCGCTCCAGTGACGTGGGCTCCGATCCGCGCAGCTGACGCAGCAGCGTGTAGGTGGGAGTGCGCATGCGCCAGCGACCACCCTTGCCATCCTTAAAGACCAGACCCTGCCATCTCCAGCCACGCTGGGCCGCGGTGTTGCGCAGCAGCACCTCGGCCTCCTCGTCATTCACAAACGTCTTCTGGTTGTACGTACTAATACGGAGACTCGAAAGCTCCTGCGGCCAGTTTACAGAACGCTCCGAAAAGCTCACAACCCCATCCGCCATCACGAACCCCGTGTGCACTGCATACAGACCAGGCTCCATCACCTTTGCCACAATACGGTGCTCAGGGTGCTGAACAACAAAGCTCGCAAACGCCGACGTCGCATTCTCCGAACTACGGAGCGCCTCCAGACACGCCTTCAGCCCCTCCCTGTTCTTCAGCGAAGTCGTCGCCAGAGACTCGTCAAACAGCTCCCCAAACCCCTTCTCCGAATAAAAGAAGTTATCGCCCCCCACATACGTGCGCGTGGCGACCTGTAGAGTTCCATTCGACACCCACGCATTCATCATAAAACCGTCGACGAAATCCTCTACCGAGCTCATGGGCGTGTTAACCGGCGGCTTTGCCCCCTCCGCACGAAAGGGTGCAATGCAGAGCGGCGTGTTGCCGCTCATGTCCCACACAACCGAGCGATAGCAGCCGACGTCCACATCCGTCTTAACAGCCTTATCGTAGCGAATAACGGCGACCCCCTCCTGCTCGACCACACGCAGCTGGCCGCCCGCCTCGGACTCCAGAAACGCCTTCAGCTCCCCCCAGCTACCATAGTTCTTAGAAAGTCCTGCAAAAGTATCGACGGTGAATGACATGTTTTCTATAATAAAGATGTGTCCCGTTTTTAAGCCTTCAAATGGCGGATTGTTTTCTAAAACTATGCTCGCAAACCCATGTAGGAGGAATGTCTGTAGATGTAGAGGAATCGCCAGAGTTCGAGTTGGGAGATCGCATTTACATTGAAGGTGGGAGATATAATGAGGTGCGTGGAAGAATATATTTCATGGATAATGATTTGATACGCATCTTGCCCGAAGGAGCCCCCGACCGCCTCATAGACATACCTATCGTGGAGGGCGATCTGGACGAGAGTCTTGGAATCGAACATCTATATCTGGTGTCAAAGCGAGCGAATCCGGCATTTGTTGCCCAGATTGATGCACATGTAGGCGAGCTGGCGGATTCCTTTGGCCAGGACGGGGCGCTCGGGCCGCAGTACAAGATTAAAGAGGTCAATGAGGCGGAAGATTGGCTCGTCCTCGAGGATGAGACCGGCGGAGAAATTCGCGTAGACTCTGATTTCAAGGGTATCCCCCTCGACCAGCCGTTCGTCGTGCTTCGCCCTCGCCAGACTAGTCTTCTTCCCAAAAATAATGCAGTAGAGGCTGAGGAGGTCGAAGAAGTCGTCGAGGAGGACACCTTTGAAGACATTGAAATCGAGGAAGAGGAAGAGGAACCTATTGGCCTCGTGGAAAGGCCCGTGACGGAGCGCACATACCCCGACCGCGTTCAGCGCGATGAAATGTTTCGGAACATGCTAGAGGCCCTTTCCATTGCGGAACAGAAGAGTCCCCTACGGCAGAAGGAGCTGCGGCAGTTTGTCGAACAGTGCATGCTACTTCGAAATGAGGTCGTGAAATATGATGCGACGGGCGACCCTGCCGGCAGCATATCAACGTCGTTCCAGACGATTGGAGAGCTTCTTCAGCGAGGAGATATTCCTTTGGCGCGTCCTGTGCTAGAGGCGAGCCGCACCCTGTACCTTGACCGTGTGGAGGGCGAGGACAATCCTATAGAGCTTCCTGGGGTGGCCGTGAATATCGAGTACACGCAGGACAATGTGGACGAGTCCAACCAGTTTCTGGCGAGCCAGCTCGCGGGTGCAGCAGGCAATCTGGCAACGGCCGATGCCCTGCCCAACTGGTACCAGGGTTGGGAGACGTTTTTCCAGAGATTCATGCAGCCCTGGACGTCCAAGGGGGGTCCGGAAGAAACAACCGTCTTCGGTGGTGCAAAAGAGTTCTTTCGCGCGCCCACGCCCGATGGATTCGAGCTGAGTGCGGCCGGCCTACCCTACTACCATGCAGCAGAAAGAGAGCGCGCAAGAAAGTTTGGTGAAAAAGATGGACTCGAAGGCGAGGAGCTTCAGAGATTTATCGAGACCTCGACCTTTAACGCGACCCCCTTGAAGGCATTTGATGGCAAGGAGCGTATTAATGTGACTGTCGACTACGTCGGCCAGGTCCTCATACCTCTCCAGAGAGGTCTCGGGCCGCGGGTGGGCCTTTTACATGAGAAAAAACCACCCAGGCGGATTGAATCTGGTGACTCGGGCGTCGTGCTGTCCAATCTCATTTTTCCGCTGAAGGCGCAGAGGGATCTGGGCCGCAATCGCTCGGGCCGTCTCAGCAAGGATATTGCATTCGGCTATGCCCGTTCGAAGACCGTGCTCGAAATCTTTAGAGAGCTGGAGGGTATTCCAGAGGAGGCGACCAGCGGTGGAATCATGTCGGTGGGGCCGGGTGGAAATACCCTTGGTAATATTGCAGTAGAGGATTGGATTCATTCCCAGCCTCTTCGTCTTCGCGGACTGGGCGACGCAATCGTGGAGACGGTGAATCTCGGCCTCGCACAGAAGGAATTCACGCGCGATCAGCAGACGGTGCTTGTGAATAAGATTAAGCAGCTGCGGGCACTCGTGAAAGGAACCATTGTGAACCAGCACGAGGCCTACACGAAAAAGATATCTGAGCTGCGCCTTGAGAATGCGACGTTTCTGCAGGGCGAGGCGCTC